AATCTTTGCATAGTTGGACTACCACCATTTTGTGGATCTTCTAAATATGCCATCTTAACTTTCATATGTGCTTCATGATCTTGTCCAGCAAAGGCAGCTATTGGTACACCTTTAGATGCTGCAAGAATATCTGAAACAGGATCCATAGCTTGAGGTTCTGGTTTAACTGGTAGAATCTCATCTATGTTTGGCATGTTAACAGCATTTAATATTGATCTATTTAAAGCTTCTAAGTTAAACATTCCTGGTGGGGATTGTTGTGCCATCTGTAATGTCATTTGTGATAACATTAATCGGTGAGCATTAGAAGGAATATTAGGATCACTTACAGGAATAATATCTACTTTACCATCAAAGTCTGCTTTAAAAATATTTCTTTCAGCCATTGGAACATCATAAGGATATTCTTCTGGTAGATAATTAAAATCAATAGCAGCTAATAATTTAAACTCTTCTCGTTGCGACTTGTGTAATCTTTTATGAATAGCAGAAAAGAATTTACTAGACGCTTCGAGAAGAGCCATGGTTGTTCCAACAGGTCCATAAGAAGCAGCATCTGCAACAACTTGTTCTGTGCTGTCTGCAAATTTTTGTCCAGCTGTAGTCATAAAGCCGAGCATTTGGAAGAGCGTTTGGGAAGGCTCTTTGTAAGGGAGAGGTACAATCGCCTTTGAAAGGTCAATACCAAGTGCTTCTACTTCTTTAAACTCACCAGGAGCTATAGGATCGTTGTCACCAACCATGCGAACTCCTTTGGCTTTAAAGCCACCAGGAAGGTTCGCAAACTGTCCTGCATCTACTAGGCTACGCATAGCTGCTGTAGCAGTCATGGTTATATTACCTAAGAAATGCATTAAACCTAAACCATAAAAACTAAATCCTGGTACAAAACGATAGTGAACAAAATGAATATTCTTTTCTTTTGTTGGATCATCAGGCTTAAAGTTTCTACGTATACTTAAAACTTGTCGTGATTCCTCTTCAATAGTTACAATATAAGGAAGAGATTCCCCTTCTTCACTTTCAGAATCATCTATATCAAGATAGCAATGTTGTTCTAATAATGTATATTGTGGATCAGAATCTGCAGTAGGGGATAAACCTAAAATGGTATCCATCTTTTCTGATAAAGGGGTTAGTGTAGGATTAGAAGCTTCAGGTAGTTCTAAATCTAAATATAATCCACTACGAATTTCTTTAGCTAACTCTACAGGGCTTCTATAAACAATATGTGTATAACGATCTGCTTTTCTTAAATTACTTGCGTAGTAAGAAACATAGAATTGATCAATAGGAACAAATTCTGAGACAGGACGTTTTAATGTTGCATCATAATAAACTTTTTTAAAGGCTGATCCAATAAGAGGAAGATGGAAAAGCATTCTTTCAAACTCATCAAAGTATTCAGGCATCTGTTCTGTTACTTGATAGTTCATAAAGTCTTGCACTCTATTAGCTTGCAATTCTTTTTCAGGTGTTACTTTACCTAAGATCTGAGCTTTAACTGGTCCTTTAGAAGGAAATAATTCTTGAGATGCTTTTGATTGAAATTTAACAGCTGATTCAATAAGTAAAGGATGCACAGCTGTACATGCTCCTTCGAATGGTTCGGAAGTATCTTGTATTTTTAAACCGAGAAGATCAAAACCTCTTTCAAACATAGCTTCCCATTCAGCACGAGATTCTTTATCAGAAGTAAAATCATCTAGAACAATAGATCCTATTTGTTGTAATTCTCCATCATCCATATTTTCTGCAAGATTACCATACCATTCTTCTATTTCTATAGAAGCTCCCATTTCAACTGTTTCTTCAGAAAAATCTACAGTTACACCACCATCATCTTCTAATTGATATGTTGGAGATGGAGTTAGTCCTTCTTCAGTATTTTGTTGGGGAGTTGGCATAGGAATAACATTTGTTATTTGCTGTGCCATTTGTTCATAAGGATTCTTTTCAGTAGCCATTCCTTAACCTTTCATTATATATACAATTAAACCTCTCTGCGACTATTATACACTTAATACCTCCAGTACGCAACTTTTTTCTTTCTTGGTTTTTCATCATCCCATTCTGGATCATCTGGATGGTACAAATGCCATGAGTCTTTCATGTAGTGAATAGCCATTGTTAAGGCATCTACTTGATCATCATGAGCTGCATTTGGAAATTGTAACAGTTCTGTTAATAAATCATCTGACCACTTTTTATTTTTAGGTAGCCATACTCTACCTGCTTCCATTAAAGGGGATGCAGCATATACTCTGGAGACTTTATCTTTATCTGGAATATATTCTTGAACAGGGAGTCCACTTCTTCGCATATCTTGTATGAGAGACTGTCCTGATGCTTTCTTTTCTATGATACATACATCAGGAACATGTTTTGAGTAGAGAGCTTGAGAGATTCGTCTTAATTCTGGGTACTCAAAGCGTCCTCTTACGTTTCCTAGTAGAATTAAGTTAGAAGGAAAGCCTTCTTTTCCTATTTCATTCTGATCATACATGGTAAAGATCCCCCATGTCTGGATAACGGAGTAATCTGCAGTTGTTCTTGTGGAGAATGCTGTATCGTAGGTCTGTATTATAAAATCACAGGGGGGTGGTTCAGGAGAATCCCACCATTGTATCCACCTTTTCTTTATAAGTCCTCCTTCTTCAGGTGTTGGGTTCTGCATATAGAGAGCATTCCAATAACGACTGCCGTTAGACGCTTTAATCTCCATTTCATCTATTTTTAAGAGCTTATCTGGCTTCCATTCAGGGAAATAGGAAGATCCGACAGGTAAATCTAGTAATTTTGCTGCATCTTCGTCTATCCATGCAGGAATTTTGATAACTTCCCAAGGAATAACCTTATATTGCGACATATCTTCCTGTTGTTTTAGTAACCATCCACATAAATCATCATAATGGTATCGTGTATTAATGATTAAGATACTTCCGTTAGGCATTATACGTGTTCTTAGTCCTGCTGGGTACCATTCCTTAACATATTTTCTACCTGATTCCGAATAAGAGTCCTCTTCGGACATGACATCATCAAGAATTGCGATATGTGCTCCTCTCCCTGCAATCTGTGATCTAACTCCAGCTGCGTAATACGTTCCTCCTTGGTTAGTTTTCCACTTACCTGCAGCTCGTACATCTGAGCGTAAGGACACTCCTTGGAAGACCTTGTGATATTTGTCAGTATTGACCAAATCCCTGACAGAACGTCCAAAATCGCTAGATAACTGGTCACTATGTGAGATAGTAAGTACTTCATGTTCTGGATTCCTTCCCATATACCATGCAGGAAACAGTTTTGAGCAGATAACAGACTTAGAAGACCTCGGAGGAAGAAAAACCATGAGTCTTTTGACCTTTCCACTCTCTAATTCCTTTAGTTTATTAGATATAACCTCAATATGTTTCCCCATTCTCCAATCTGAAATAAGAGTTGGAGCCATAAGACGTACAAAAGTTAAGAAATCTGTCTTTGCTTTCTGTTGTACTTCTTGGTTTAATAGACTTTTTAATAGAAATGTATTGATATAGGGATTGATGTCCCCTTCATCATGAATAATCTCTGTCATATAACTCTCCTTGAAATCATTATACACTATTTTGTTCTGTTGTGCAACTCTTTTCTTTTAGAAAACCTCCTTCCTTATATAGTATATATATATATATAATATATATAAGATAATAATAATAATAAATAAAGAAAATAAAGGCTTATAAGTATATATCATTATATAACTTTTAAATTCTTATATATACTATATTATACTCCCCACTAAAAGTACCCCCTAGTATTTTTGGTAAATATATGTCACCCCCACACATATATATATATAGTACTGGTACAGTTTTTTCCCCTAGGGTGATGATATTCAATGTTTATATCGTCCTCTGGAAGAGTAAAAGATACCTTTAAC